GGTGCCTCTCTGACGTTCACACGGCAGTCAGGAGAGACTTTTGACCCTGCTACGGGGCAGACCACTGCTACAGAAGAATCGTTTAACAGAGACGTTGTGTGGCTTGACTACGATAACGATGAGATTGACGGGTCTGTTGTGCAGCGCGGAGATGCCCGGCTGCTGATTCAAGGTGAAGTCAAGGTAGACGACCGAGTAGAGCGCAACGGAGAGCAGTGGCGTGTGCTGACAGCAAGCCCTCTACAGCCAGCCGATACACTCATCTACACTGAAGCGCAAGTGAGGCACTAAATGGACATCCGCACTGTTAGCAAGACATTGGATGTGCGTCTTTCTCAGATGCCTAATTTGCCTGATGTTGCTTGGCCTAACGTAGATTACACACCAAACATTGAAGAAATCCATCTTCAGGTTGCCAACCTGCCAGCTAACGGCTCGCTATTCAACATGGACTACGCTCAGGATACACCGGGTGTCTATCAAGTAACAGTTGCCGGGCCAGTAGGCAACGGTGCAGGGCAGATTGAGCAAATGGCTTCTGATGTCTCGGAACATTTTGGAGCAAATCGTAATCTAGATAATAACATATTTATTGAGTCGATTGATGTAGCACCAGCAGTTATTGATGATGTTTGGTACACAGTGCCAGTCTCGATCAACTGGAGAATGATTGGATAATGGCTAAAGAGAAAGACATCTCCAAGCTAATTACAGATGTCGCTCAAAAGTACAATCGTGGCATAGATGACGTAGTTACAGACTTCACAACTCGTGTGTCTCAGGACATACAAGAAAGAACACCCGTAGGCCAACCCTCAGAGTGGGAAAATCCAGACTCAGCACCACCCGGATATGTAGGAGGCAGGGCAAGAAGCAATTGGTTCCCTACTATCGGATCGCCTAGCAATGAAACAACAGAAGAAACAAATGCCGACGTTACGGGCAAGATAAGCTCTATAGAAAACCAGATTGTAGGCAATGTCTACTACTTGACCAACAACCTGCCGTACATCCGGCGACTTGAGTATGATAACTGGTCAAAGCAAGCACCCAGAGGGATGGTAAGGGTAACTCTGAGAGAAGCCCTGAGCGAACTAAGACGAGCCATTAGAAATAACACTAGATAGGAGCATTAACATGGCATCATCAGCAGCATTTACTAGCGCAGGCACAAAGATTAGCCTGACAGACGGCGAGCCAAGCACTTACGATGCAACTGGCTTTGAAGCACTTACATTCACTGAAATCGGTGAGGTGAGTGATCTCGGAGAGTTTGGTCGTGAATACAGCGAAGTGACTTTCAACCCGCTGGGAGATCGCCGTACGGTTAAGCGCAAGGGCAGCTACAACGATGGCAACATCACAATGAGCGTAGCCCGTGTACCGAGCGATTCAGGTCAGACTCTTCTACAGACTGCGCTGGATAGTGACAGCAGCTACTACTTTGATGTAGAGCTTCAGGACGGCACACATCTTTACTTTGCCGCACAGGTTATGAGCTACACCACCAACGTCGGTGGCGTGGATCAGATCACCTCGGCAAGTGTAACGATTGGAATCACTAACGACATTGTTGAAGTGGCACCAGCGTAACTAATCCGGCCTAGCCGGTAGGGGGCTGGCGTTTCGCTGTCAGCGTCAGTCTCCGTCTTATTAAGCCTCGGACAGCGACTAATTTCGACAGCGGAGACAGCATCTCATGGATATTACCAAGTACAACACAACTGTTGCATCAGATAAGGCCCAGACTCTTCACCTTCGCGATCCTTTCACGGATGAAATTTTAGTAGACGAAAACGGTGATACGATTGATTTGTACCTTTATGGCATTCAGTCAACAGCAGCCCGCAATGCCGTAGCAGATCGTGAAAGAAAAGCTAATAAAAAGAACTTGACAAGCGAAGAAACTAATTTGATTGGCGCAGAGTTTCTGGCTGCTATCACTGTTGGGTGGTCAAACAATATCGAAATTGGCGGGGAGAAACTAGCTTATAGTTATAAAAATGCTGTTGATCTTTACCTAGAACAAGATTGGATCGGTCAGCAAGTCATTTCGTTCGTATCTAAGCTGGAGAATTACGCCCCAAAAGCATAGAAGCCCTCAAGTTATATGTGCGGCACTTAGCTTGGCTACAAGCCACGCCAGAGAAAAAAGGCAGCGAAAAGCCTGAAACTAGGTGGACGATATTAAAAAATCGTGGCAGTGACCTAACAACCTTCCCGCCAGTTGAAACGGACAAGCACATACTTGAGTGGCTATTTGAACTGGGTGTTTTTCAACCCTCTGGGTACGGGCCAATGCCAATTTCTTTTCAAGAGATTGAATCATGGGCTAGAATGACTAGAACAGTGTTGACTTGGCAAGAATCTAAGTTCTTGAAAGAGTTATCTCAAGAGTATTGCAACCAATACGCAAAATCTGCTGATAGAAATGCAGCTCCGCCATACACTACAGAAAAAATAGACAAAGAATCGGTGTCAGATAGAGTAAGAAATGCTCTGTTATCACACAATAAAAGAAAGAGGGCCGACTAGGTGGATATCTATTCCATTGGGCTAAAAGTTGACAGCCGACAAGTTAACCAAGCCAAGGGGGACCTAGGTCGCTTTGGTCAACAAACCAAAAAAACTAGTGGGCAAGTAAGCCGGTTAAACGCTAAAGCAAAAGCTGCGGCGGCAAGCACTAAAGCAATGGGTTCCGCCTCTAGTTTTGCAACTAAAGCAGTTGCAGGGCTAGGCGCAGCCTTGTCTATCCGTGCGCTGACACAGTACACAACTAGCGCAATTAACGCCGCTGATAGCATCGGAAAGATGGCCCAGACTGCTGGTGTCTCGGCTGAAAAATTACAAGAGCTCAGGTTTGCGTTTGGGCAGTTAGCTGGGACTACGGACTCAGAAGTTGACTCTTCTCTCCGTCGCTTTAACCGTAGGCTCGGTCTTGCCGCAGACGGCACTGGTGCCGCTAAAGATACATTTGGTGAGTTAGGGGTTGCCATTGAAGATACAGGTGGCCAGCTTCGAAGGACAGGCTCAGTTCTGGATGACACCTTTCAGCAGCTTGCCCAGATAGATAGTGAAAGTCGTAGGGCTGCAAAAGCATCAGAAATCTTTGGTGAGGACGCAGGGCCGAAATTAGCTTCTGCTCTTGGTCAAGGTGAGGGCGCAATCAAGAACATGCGCCAAGAAGCGCGTGATCTGGGCATTGTGCTGAATGATGATGCTGTTCAGAGTGCAGAGGCTCTGTCCGATCAGATGGACATCCTCAATAAGACGCTAATGGTGAACTTTCAAGAAGGTTTAATGAGCAGTCTAGCGGGGGATGCTGGTTCATTCAGTGAAGCAATAGCAGACCCACAATTTCAAGAGGGAATTGAGACTCTTGGAAGTTTTATTGGTGACAGTCTTTCTTTTCTTGTAGAAAACGCTGACACAATTATTAAGGTTGGGCGGTCATTAGCCTTGATTGGTCTGTCTGCGAAGATGGGCGGTATGATTGGTGGCAGAAAAGGCGCTCTGGCTGGTGCTGGCGCTGGAACACTTCTAGCGTCATTAGCATCAATAGCCGATCAATCAGAGTCTATTGATCTAGGAGGAAATGGCACTGGCGCGACGCCCACGCAATCTGGCGGGCAAGCAAATAACAATCAGCCTTTAGAACTTATTGAAGGCCCAGAAGAACTCACAAATGTCAACTTAATACTGAGAGATATCGTATCTAGCACAGACCGTGCAGCGCGGTTAACAGAAACTTTTGATGACGCACTTGTCGGTGTAGGCGAGTCTTTGGCGGACATTGCTACATCAATGACTGACGATGTTTCAGACGGCTTGACTGATATCATTATGCAAGCCAAGGACGCCGAAGATGTGTTTGCTTCTTTAGCAAGACAGATTGCTAGAACTATTGTGCAACAACAAGTAGCAAATCCACTTGCTGAAGGGATCACTAGCTTCGCTTCTAATCTTCTTAGCGGGCCAGCCCCAACAGGGTCAACCCACCCCAGGGCAGTCGGAGATATTCAAGGGAGCTTTGCTAATGGTGGAAATGTTTCTGGTGGAGTCCCAGCAATCGTAGGTGAGCGCGGCCCAGAGATGTTTGTCCCTCGGCAAGACGGGCAGATTGTTCCTAACAGCCAGATGGGGGGTGGAGGCGGTGATGTCACCGTCAATATCATTAACCAGAGTGGTGAGCAACTCCAGTCCGAACAGCAGAATAAACGTCGAGGCCCGAATGGGGAAATGACAGTTGATGTAATGGTCAAATCTAGTATGGAACGTCTTGATTCTCAAGGCCAGCTAGATGGCATCTTCCGTCGCCACGGCGCGAAACGACAGGGGCAGTTTTAAACCATGGCTATTACTTGGCCCACATCACTCCCGCAGGAGTTCCATCAGCAGAACTTCCAGATCAC